AGAGCACCTAGTCAAGAATTTATAATATTTCCTACACCTGATAAAGCATATGAGTTAGTTTATGAATACTATCGTAATCCTGTAGATTTAGAATTACATGATGATGTACCTACTGTACCATCAGATTTTAAACATGTAGTCACTGATGGTGCTATGTTTTATGCATATCAGTTTAGAGGTGACAATCAATCTGCACAACTATCCCAACAAAAGTTTGAACAGGGTATAAAGTTTATGCGTAGTATATACATAAATACCTATGATTATATACGGTCTACCGTAAAGTATAGTAACCCTAGTACATTTGGTTTATTGAAAGTATAACAGTATGACTACAGCATGGTCTACATTTCCTATAGAGTTTACAGGTGGTTTGGTTACAAACATAAGTCCTTTGCAACAAGGTATTAATGCTGTAGGGTCTGCCTTTATATTGCAAAACTTTGAACCTTCACTTGACGGTGGTTATCGTAAAGTAGCAGGGTATAGCAAACTAGATGATGCTCAGTTAAGTGGTAGTGGTGTAACACAAGCATTAGCCGTTGTTGAAAATAAAGATCAAGAAAGATTTATTGCTGCACGTAATGGTGTATACTATTTAATTAATACAGCAGATGCTAATCCTGCTTGGGCATCAAAAGTAACAGCATCTAATACAAGTTTTACACGTGCACGACACGTAAGTTATAACTTTAACAATGCACTTAAAATAGTATTTGTTGACGGTAAAAATTACCCAGTTTATTATACAGATAGTAATCAATCAATGGCTTATATAACAAGTAGTGGTATTGGTAACTCTGCAGTAGATGGTGCAAGTACGGTAGAGTTATTTAAGAGCACACTGTTTTTTGGTAATGGTACGGAGTTAGTATTTACTTCTCCCTATTCAGATACAGACTTTGACCCTGCAAACTTAGCAGGTAGTATCGGCCTTAACTCTGAAATAACAGGTCTTAAAGTTTATCGTGATTCACTAATTATATTTTGTCGTGATAAAATTATGAGACTAACAGGCACAAGCCGTGCTGATTTTGATATAGCTGCAATTACAGAAGACCTTGGCTGTTTAAGTGCGGATAGTATACAAGAAGTAGGTTCTGACATTATGTTTCTTGGTCCTGATGGACTCCGTACATTAAGTTCTACAGAACGTATTGGTGACTTTGGAATTGATGTTGCATCTAAAAATATACGTCCTAATGTAGTTGAATTACAATCCTATGCTTCTACTTTTTCTAGTACAGTAATTAGGGGTAAAGCACAGTATCGTATGTTTGGTTATGTTGATGGGGAAAAAGTTGGCATATCTAAAGGTGTACTAGGTACTAAGTTTGTTGATCAAGGTGGTACAGGTTTTCAGTGGGCCGAAACAAAAGGATATAAAGTATATATTGCTGACTCACAATACATTGGAAATCAAGAATTTGTAATATTTTCTAATAATGATGGTTATGTATATCGTATGGAAAGTGGCACATCACGTGATGGAGATAATGTTACAGCTATTTATGAATCTCCTTTTATGCCTATTACCGATCCACAAAAACGTAAAACATTTTATAAACTAGATTTGTACATTAAACCATTTGGTGCAATTAATATTAATTGTAACATTAGATACAATCAAAACGCAATTAGTAAAATACAACCTGCCACAATTCAAATTGAATCTACTGCAGGTGGTGGTGGTTTTTATGGAAATAATACTGCAATATTTGGAAGTACAACATATGGTGAACCTCGCACACAATCTTTCGATGAAAATATAGTAGGTTCAGGTAATACGGTAGCACTACGAATAGAAGACGATAGTTCTAATTCAGCATTTTTGTTAGATACAGCAATATTTGAATATGCTGAAAACAATAGGAAGTAAGGAAAACTTATGGGTACAGGTTATACAAGAGCAGATACAGGCAACAACATTGCTAATGGTAATGTTATTGATGCCGATGATTTAGATAATGAATTTAATGCTGTAGAATCTTCATTTAATGCATCTTCTGGGCATACACATGATGGCACAGCAGCCGAAGGTGCACCCATTGAAGTTATAGGTCCAAGTCAAGATATTGTAGCTACAGTTAGTGTGCTACGGCCTAAAACAAATAATGCAATTGATCTTGGAACTACAAGTTTAAAGTATAAAGATTTACATATGCAAGGTACTGCAGCAATAGCCACTAATGCTACAGTAGGTGGAACATTAGGTGTAACTGGTGCAACTACTTTAAGTAGCACATTAGCTGTTACAGGTAATCAGACCAACACAGGTAATCTTACTGTTAATGGTAATACTGTACTTGGTAATGCGGCATCTGATACGGTAACTGTAACTGCTGATGTAGCTTCAAATCTTATTCCTTCTGCTGATAACACTTACGATCTGGGTGCTAGTGGCAGTGAGTGGAAAGACCTCTATGTTGATGGCACTGCCAATATTGATACTGGTAGTATAGATACTGCAAATGTAGGAACTTTAGCTGTAGCAAACAATGCTACAGTTACAGGTAATCTTACTGTAAACGGAACTATTAATGCTTCAATTAGTGGTGTTGCAACTACAGCAAATGCATTAACAACTCCACGTACAATTACAATTGCAGGTATAACTGCAGGTGCAGCTAACTTTGATGGCTCTGCTAATATAACAATAACAACAAGTGGTCTTACTCTTGGTGGTACAGCAGTAACTGCTGATGGCGGTGAGTTAAATACACTTGATGGTATTACATCCTCTACTGCAGAACTAAACTTATTAACAGGTGTAACTACAAGTACTGCAGAATTAAACTTTGTAGATGGTGTTACATCTGCAATACAAACACAGATAGATTCAAAGATAGGTGCAAATTATACAGGTGATATTGACATCACTGGTGAAATTATAGCAGACTCTTACAATGAAACCTTTGCTACTATATCATCATCAGGTGGTTCTGCAGCAATTAATTGTGAAGCAGGTAATGTATTTTCCTTGACATTAACTGAAAATATATCTACTTTTAGTTGGAACAATCCACCTACAAGCGGTGTCGCTTATGGCTTTACCTTGAAAGTAATACAAGATAGTTCAGCTAGTAATTATACAATTCAATGGCCTTCGACTATAGACTGGCCTAATAAAACTATACCAACACTTACAAGTGGTGCTAGTGCAATAGATCAGTTTGTATTTTACACGCATGATGGTGGAAGTAACTGGTATGGTTTTACAGCAGGACAAAATTTAGGATAATATAAAATGAGTAACATTAAAAAGTTAATTATGTCTGGTGCAGCAGGTGGTGGTGATCCCCTTAATGTAGAGCAAGTGTTCAGCACCGACTTATGGGAAGGAACAGGTTCTCCTCCAGTAATTAACAACGGTATAGCTTTAGTAGATAGTGCTAATGGTAATACTGGTAGTTCTACTGAATTTAGTGGAAGTGCTAGTGAGTATTTAAACAAAAGTAGTGATCTAACAGGAAATGCCAATGGTAAAACATTTACAGTAAGTTTTTGGATTAATCCTACAGATGATACAAACACTACTAAATATATTTATCATACATCGGGTTCATGGAAAAACACAATTAGCTATGGCACTAATGGCGCTATATTTGTAGGTTTTTTTCAAAGTGCAGGTAGTGGCGGTACTGTTTTTGAATTACAAAGTCCAGACATAAGATTAGGTTTTGGTGGATGGAATCACGTTATCTTTTCTGCTGATATGACAGATACTAGCAAAAGGCATATATACATTAACGATCAAGCTGCTAGTGCAAATTATACTCATAATAATAATGATATTGATTTTACGAGATCACAACATGCTATTGGAGATGATTTAACAACAGCAGTGTCAGGTAACTTACATGGTTATTTAGCACATTTCTTTTTAGATTATACATACCGTGACCTAAGTGTTGAGTCTAATAGACGTACATTTATTGACTCTGCTAGAGGTTCAACAAGCGTATCAACTTTATCTGCGTTAAACCCGATAATATATTTACCTATGACATCAGGTTATTCTGTTGGTGAGAACGAAGGAACAGGTGGTGACTTTAGTGCAGTTGGATCACCTTCAATTGATACTACTAATGGAACAGAAGCTGTAAGTGGTGTTGGTCAAGGAGGAATGGTTTGGTATCGTAGGAGAGATGATTTTGAAAACAATACCGTAGAAGATACTGAAAGAGGAATCCGCAAACAAATTTATACAGATGCCACTAATTCTACGGGAAATGCAACTATCTACGGCTTACAAGCTTTTAATTCAAACGGTTATACAGCAGGTATAAATACTAGTGGTGGTGAATATGTTGGTTGGACATTTCGTAAGGCTGAAAGATTTTTTAGTATTGTAACATATACTGGAAATG